GGGAGGCCCAACTCCCGCCCGGCCATTTCCTTTGGAGTTGTGCATATGCTCGTCAAGGTTGGCGACAGCCGTGTTGATGTGCGAGTCGAAGCGGTTCTCAGCGTTCCACGCCTAGGATTTAACGACAACTTTTTCACATGGGCTCAGGCTTTGATGCCGCTGGGTATACGGCCTACCAAAGTCACCGGCGCATTCTGGGGGCAATGCCTTCAGAGAGTGCTAGAGCAGTTTGTAGATGATGCTGAGTATTTGCTCACGATCGACTACGACACTTTTTTCACTCAGGCAGACGTTGAGCATCTGCTTGCTCTCGCTATGACGTTTCAGTGCGATGCGATCACTGGATTGCAGACAAAGCGAGAGGACGGCAGGCCGATGCTAACGATGCTCGACACGCTGGACAATCCACCGCAGGAAGGGAATACCGAGGTTCCTCGCTCTTGGTTCTCTGCACCTGTGCAGCAGGTGGATTCGGCTCACTTTGGTTGCACGTTTATCAGCACCGCAGCACTGAAGCGATTGCCAAAACCTTGGTTTCAAGGACTGCCAAACGAGCAAGGCGAGTGGGGTGATGGCCGAGTGGATGACGACATTTTTTTCTGGCGTCAGTGGAAGAAGGCTGGCAACCGCCTGTTCGTCTCGCCTCGTGTCATCCTAGGGCATGGCGAATACATGGTGACGTGGCCTGGCGAGTCGCTTGGCAAACCAGTGCACCAGCACGCTACAGATTTCTGCACACACATGACACCGCCGGAAGGCGTCTGGAGGGTTGAGCCATAATGCGAGTAGAGTTTGTGAAGAGCTTTCGCGGGTATCGACGTGGCGATACAACGCAGATGGGAGATGGCGAGGCCAATCTGCTAATCGCTCGTGGCATCGCCAAGGTGCAGGAACAGACTGAGTTTTTGGAAACCGCGACGGCAGAGCCTGAGACGCGAACAGCAGCAGTCAAGCGAACGAGGAGACGGCGACGTGCGATACCGCAGCCTGACAACTGAGACGGCACCGGCTGTTGAGCCTGTCAGCGTTGCCGAGGCCAAAGAGCATCTGCGAGTAGATATCAGCGACGATGACACCTACATCGGCTCGCTAATCACAGCGGCTCGCAAATACTGCGAGCAGTACATAGACCGGGCTCTAGTGTCGCAGCAGCTCACAATGCGGATGGATACGTTTCCGTATGAGTTTGAGCTGCCACGTCCACCGATGGCGACGAGTGGCACGCTGACGGCAACCACAGTGACATACGCTCTTGATCCTGGCAGCTCAGGGACGGCCACGCCGACGACGGCAACGCTCTCAGCGTCGAGCTACCGCGTCGATAGGGATGCCACGCCTGGCCGCATCCGCACCGTCTATAACGGCACCTGGCCTAGCCACCTTACTGATCCAAACGCCGTGACAGTGACGTGGTGGGCTGGCTACGGTGCTGCTGGTTCTGATGTGCCGCAGGCGATACGCCACGCCATGCTGATGCTGATCGGACATTTATACGAAAACCGCCAGGCTGCCGTAGCCACGGGAGCAGTGCCGCAGGATGTTCCGTTTGGCGTCAAGGCTTTGCTAGATACTTGCAAGTGGGGTTCCTACGCATGATCCTGCCAGGCCAGATGCGTGAGCGAGTTACTGTGCAGCAACCTGCTCGCAGCACATCCGATCTTGGTGAATCGCAACTGACTTGGACGACATACGCAACTCGCTGGGCAAGCGTTGAAGGCGTTAGTAGCCGCGAGGCTTTACAGTACGGCCAGCAGCAGTTTGAAGTGACGCACAAAGTGCGGATTCGGTATCTCGATGGCCTTACCAATCAAATGCGTTTGCAATGGCGTAATCGCACGCTCGATGTTGTCAGTGTTCTGGAATACGGAAACCGCAGCGAGCATGTCTTGGTTTGCCAAGAGCAGGTGGCGTAATGGGCATTGAGATAGACATTGAGCTTCCAACGCTAAAGGAAATACGAATTGCGTTTCGTCAGCTACCGGGGAACATCGCTGCAAAACACATGGCCGCAGCGTTAGGGCGTGCGATTGATCCTGCCTATAAAAGGCTCAAGAAAAACACGCCGCGAGGGCCAACCGGCAATCTAAAGAAGGCCGTGAAAAAGCGAACGAAGCGGTATGTGCGGGATGGTGCTGGCGTAGCATTGATTGGCTATCGCAAACCGCCTCGCGGTACAGAGATCGAGGATAGAAAAAGCAACGAGCTGGGCTATCACGCGCATTTGGTAGAAAAAGGAACACGCGAGAGAACAACCACAGGACGTGTCGCATCTTCGTTCAACACTCGCGGCGCATTCTCAATCCGGCGAATGAAATCCAGACGATTGCGAGGTGCATTGCGGACATCTCCGAAACCACCAAAAGCCTTCCTGAAAGGTACGTTTTCTGGCGGCAAAGTATCGCTTGGCAAAATGCGTGTTGGTGGTAAATCTGGCAGGCCGCCGTTGCAGACAACTTTTGCAGAAACCAAGAGTGAACTCAAAGCCGAAATGCAATTGCAGCTCGCTGCTGGCGTCGAAAAGGCGATTATGGAAATGGCCGGAAAGTTTCGCAGAACTGGCACACGATAATGGCAGTCAGATATCCCGACAAAAATATCCGCAACGCTCTGATTTCTGACGCCAACGTGGTGCAGTACGTTGGGCATCGTGTGTTCGCACAGTATGCGTCACCAGACGATGCGTTGCCGTTTATCGTGACCAGACGCACCGGCACTGAACGTGAGCAGGCATTTCAGCACCCAGTAGGCGTGCCACGTTTGACGCTCAACGTCGTCTGCTATTCCGACACCTATGACGAGGTGCGGAATCTTGCTGATGCCGTGCGTGCTGTTCTGGATGGATACCGTGGCGTTTTCGACAATACAGAAGTCAAGCAGACCACGGTGGACGAGGAACGCGACGAGCTAGTGCAGCTTGCAGGCAGCGAGAAGCCGCCAGCGTTTGCCGTCGAAATGGACTTAGATATTTGGTGGCAGGAGACATAACCAATGGCGACAACGCCGCATGATGGTTCAGGAACGAGCCTGGTATTTGACGGCACGACATTCACCGTCACCAATCTCACACTGAACTACAACGATGTTCGTGACCGCATCGACATTTCCAATCTCGGCCAAACGACTGGCGAGCAGCGTGCCAGCCAGGATGCTCCGCTGATTGGCACCGTTGACGACACAGGCGTTGAGATTTCGTTTGACTACATCGGAACAACTGAGCTGCCATCTGACACCAGCGGAACGCTCACCATTGCGGGTGGCCTTTCGTTGAGCCGATCGGCAACTGTCGCAAGCTCCAATGTGACGCTCGCTATCAACGACGTGATTCGCGGCAGTGCCACGCTTCGTGTTGCTGCCAGCTAAAGCTGGGAGGCACTCGTGGCAACCGTATCGCAAGGCATATCGTTTTCGTTTAACGGCTCGCCAGCAACAGAAGTTACAGGCCTTTCATGGACTGTTGGCGGTGGCTACACGTCTGCACGCGATTCCGCATATTTAGCGGAAGCTGGAAGCGTCAGCCTGGAGTGTCTAGGCGGCATTAGCACTAGCATATGGGGAACGACAGGAACGCTAACCATCAGCGGTGGTGGTATGGCATTGTCGGTTGATGCGGTATGTTTGGACGTGACAGCCGAGGCAAACTTGAATGGGGTGACCCGATACTCGGCTGAGTTTTCGATTATCACTTGAGGGATTGCATGGACATTAAGGCCGCGATTCTTAGCAGCACCACAAAGAAGATTAAAAAAGTCGAAGTGCCAGAGTGGGGGACGCCAGTATTTATGCGAACCATGACTGCTGGCGAGCGTGATGCTTGGGAGCTTGCATGGTTGGACAAGCAAGGGAAGGGCGGCGTTGCAAACTTTCGCAGTGTGTTTTTGGTCAAGTGCCTCTGCGATGAGAATGGCACGCGGTTGTTCGCAGACAATGAGGTAGAGCAGCTAGCAGCTCAGGATTCAAAGGTGGTCAACAGACTTTTTGAGATTGCACGCGAGCAGAACGGCCTCACAAGCGATCAAGTAGACGAGCTAGCAAAAAACTAAATGCCCGGCCAACGCGACGATTCCTGTTCG